TAACAACAGCACCCGCCCCTTTGCCGACTGTAATACCGCTGATAGTGGCGTCAAGGGTAGTGACTAAAGTTCCAGACGCATTTAATAACACAGCTTTTCCAGCAGGGTTAGTACATATAACTGTAGCCCCTGCTGCAACTGTGATCTTGGTTGTACCACCAGATGTAGAGTACAAAACAGTATCACGGCTTAACGTAGTACCAGCGGATGTATAAGTACCTAGACCGACTTCAGAATCATTACCGCTTTTAATTCGATAATAAGTGGTGTTAGCATTACCTATCGCTCCAAAGGTTTGAAAGCCAGCAACAGCACCCGTAAGCGTCAGAGTTCCAACACCAGTTGTTGAAGTTGTTTCTTGAACTAAGTCAGCGAATACGAGGGCCATAATTACACCGCTTCTAATTCAGTTTGCTTGAAATAACGACTATGAACTACGTCATCAGCATCAGTAGAATTTACCAATACAATAACTTCACCAGTGTCTTGATCTAATGCAAAACCAGCTACTACACCAGTAATAGGTGCAGGTAGGATTTGTGAGACTTTTTGATCTTTAGTAAACATGATTACAATCCTATAAACTTAGTGAGTACGATACTTGTACAACATTTAAATTAACAACTGGTTGGTCGCCGCTAGTAAATGTGCCTGCGGATAATAAAGTTCCAGCAGTGGACATTAATGTTGTAACAGCGCCTGTACCATAAACAATAAAAGCACCTTTTAAAGTACCAGCGCCTGTCATCGTAAAATTTGTTGCAGCGGATAAGGCAATCGCCCCAGCGGACGCAGTGCCAAAAGCAGGTGTGCCTCGTGATGCAAAAGTAGGCGCATTAGTTGATCCAGCTTCAGTCCATCCGCCATGTGATGCCATTGTATCACCAGCCGCTGGGCCAGTTGTATAAGATACAGAAGAAATCAACCCCATGTACGGCCCAACAACTGTATAAGCAGATCCGGTCAATGCAGTTTGCAACATTAAGTTCTTGCCAACAGTTGCTACAACATTGTTAATTTTTTCTTCCCAAACTAATGGGCCGCCCTCGTACTCAAAACATTTAAAAGTATATACACCTTCAGCATGAGCTTGTTCACCAAGTCCAGCACTAGATGCTATGCTTATAGTTGTGCCATCAACGGCATTTAATTTATCAATCATTTTTATTCCTCGTCAAAATCAATTATAGGCTTCAATATACAGCGGCAATTTGGTAAATCTGCTGGTAAACCGTATATCTTATTACCGTACATACTGCCAATATATGGTGGATTATTTAAATCATACTCTTTACCGCTCATTTCTACATGTAATGGGCGTTGTGTCATTCCACCACCAGAATGTACCCAGATAAACTTTGTAACGCCATATGCCTTAAGGCGAGTTGTATTAACAGATTGATAGGCTTTACGAGATTGATCCAGAGCTGTGTTCCTTGCTCGTTTAATATTCCCCTTATACTTTACTTTTAGAAAAGGCACAAGGTCATACATCCCTTTTCCTGTAGTAATACTACGCATAACTGCGCCTTGCACTTCTGCAAGAGCCTGTTGGGGTATTAATTTAATCAAATTAGCCGCTTCTTGTGTACTTGCTTTAATAACATCCTTTAAAACTTCATTGCTATAGGTCATATCTATAGTAATTTCCTTTGCAATTTCTTTTAAAGACATTCCTAGCGTTACACTACTGTTTTTAACGGTGCGGTTAATCATCTTGTCGGTGGACTCTTTTGCCACCTTATTGAATCTTTTTTGCCATTTTTTCAGCAAATAATTCAAAATAATGCGTGATTGACTGCTAATTGACGAATCTACACCATAACCATAGAAAGTTTTGGTTAATTCTTTCAATATGTCACGATACATCAATTCAATAAGCCGTTCTGTAGGTTTGGCGTAATCTCTACCAATACCTACATTAGGTCGTAGGGATTTACCTATCATGTAGGTGCATCACCATCATCTTCATCATTGAAATCATCAGGAATATCAATAGCCCCTTCTAAACCCATTTCATTGTAACCACTGGTTTTATCTGTAGCAATACGTTGACGCTCTTCTTCACTAGAGATAATACCAGATTCAATAAGAATTGTTGCTGTTTGCGCTTTAGTTAAATTAACATTAGCAACTTCTTCCGCAGATTGAGTATCGAGAGGCAACCAGTTCAAAGTTGTTTCAATATCAATATCCGGTATAAATGATTTAATCACCAACATGTGGTGACGCTCGGCTAATGGAGTTAAATCATGCGATTGAATTGATTCCAAAGATTCATGGTATGAATCTTCCTCGTACTGCCCGGAAGCTCCAAATCCTTTAGGTGAAGTCCCTAGTAATTTAGTAGCTGGCACTCCGGCAATAGCAGACACCAATTGGTATTGCGTCATAATCAACGCATCAAAGTCAGATAAAGAAGTATCAAACTGATTAAACTCATCTCCTTCTTTGTCGCCCATCTTGATACCGTAGTTATCACGATACTGCGCCCATTGTTGCAATCTATCAGTAGCCGCATTGGTATCACCCATTACCGCTTCCATATCGGTCAACCAAATAGTTGTACGTTTGGACATCGCCAATTGTGGCGCTTCATTAGACGTACGTTCAGCCGCATAGATACGTTCCATAATTTGTTGTGTTAAAGGTATCCCACCATAAATATATTGGGGTTTTAGAACATCAACTGGTTCAGCATGTTTAAATATTATCAGGTGGGATCTGTGTATCTTTTTACCGTTGATGAGCCACCAAGTTGGTTCGTAGAAGTGCATTGTATCGGGTTGGCTGGCAGAAGGGCCATCAAGCACTGGGGCAGTCCAGTAGGGGTCTACTTGCACCATACCTTTATAACTACCTGGTGTTACGCCATCAATATTGAAAGGTTTCTCATAATACAATGGATCTGTAGAAATAACCTTGAACATAACGATACGAATACCAAAAATACGACCTTTGCGGATAAATTCACGCATATTGAAGGTTAATTGCATAGCTCGATCATAATGCTTTAGTATTTTTATGGCTTTTGGATCTAGTTCCTCTCCATCCACTGAAACAATGTTATAGCCTTTTCTTATTGCATCATCGCCAGGCATTGCACAGGCTTTATTGACTAACCAGTTTTGCGCTAATATTCCACAAAGCTGTGCGCCAATAAATCCTTGGTTTGCGTACCAGAATATCAATTGATCGCTAATATTAGCTTGGGCAGAAGAGTATTGCTTGAAAGCAGGATAACCATTACTGGAATCATCCATCGCCATGCCTTCTGCGTTTGCTATAGCTGGTTGATCTCTATAAATAGCAGATAGGGCATCATGTGCAACATTAAAATGCGGCTCAAAGTCATTATGCGTAGAAAATAAGCTTTTACGCTTTTTAGGAGCTGGGTCTTGTGGTACTGGTTTGCTTTTAAGCCAATTGAACATATTTATCACCCATGATTGGCAAAAGTGCCATGATACTTTTCTCTTGCTTCAATTGCTATCAATTCTGCAAGCTCTATGTCGGCATAATATCCTAAATTTTTCTTTTTCCTATTAATTCTTATATTCACTACCCATTTATCTTTTACTTTACACCAACTTACATTTTTAATACCAGAAGTATTAGCCTTTCCTAGTTTAGAATTTTGTCCATTTTGAATTAAAGTTACTTCTCTTAAATTTTCTATCTTATTATTTAATTTATTACCATCAATATGATCTATATATTTAGGGATATATCCATGATGAATAGAAAATATTAAACGATGAGCGTAATACAATTTCTTATTTAACCTAACTCGCCAATACCTATTACCATTAACTGAGCCAGCTTTATTACCTATAATAATTTTCTTGCTAATTTTTATTTTCCAATAAAGACTACCATTTTTATATTCAAATAACTCATCTAACAATTCTTTTGTTATAATTTGTTCAGTCATCTCAATTCCTGTGTTAATTGTTGTGATTAGAACCCTTATCGCTTGCCAGAGCTTTAGGGGTTTGTATTATTTATCCAAAAAAACTTCTTCTACGCATATCGCTAGACAGATTCGCCATAATAAAAGCGTCTGCAATGTTTGGTGATGATATTCCCCTTTTTGCTAAATCTTTCTTAGATTCAACTTTTACACGCCCATTATTATCATAATCTTGTAGTGGACTACATAATTCATCAATCAAAATATTAAGATGAGGCATAGTTGAATCAATAAAGATCATTTCATCCTCACTAAAATCTTGTCCGTTGGTAATAGCATTGAACGTATTACGAAACCTATCCGCCACTAAAAACCATGCTTGACTCTTAATGTTGCAGAAGTAATTCTTGTTTTTTATTCCAGATCTACTATATTGCGCCTCTGGTTTTGCCACACTACCGCCAGCAAAAAACTTCTGATGCTCTATCTTCAGTTTACTACCATTATTCAACTCATTAAACTTTGCACCCGAAGTAGCACCAACACCAATAGCATCATAAACAATCAAGCTATTCTCAATCCTTGCCCTATTCCACACCCGTGTACACGATTTGAGCAACTGGTCATCTTTACTATGCCACATATCAGCCCATAGATTAACAGACCCATGTGCCTCAATCATAGCACAATCATCTTCTCCAGAATCGGCTACGTCAAATCCTATTCTGCGTGTACCTAGTGGTTCTATTCCTAACTTTTTATGACCGTCTATTGCCGCCATAATATGTGACCGTTTTATAATAGCGGCTTCATCATCATCTTTTGGCTCACCAAGATACACATGAGCAAAATCATCATCATGCTCTTTTGCTTCATTAATAACCCTAAGCATAGTAGAAGACAGATACGGATTATCGGGGTAGTTCACCTGCCGTACAATACAATCATTTGGCGTATTGACCACAAAGCGCTTATAAACAAAATCAGTCGCCAGTCTAGGATTGAACACAATAAATATCTTACTGTTCTCTGCACGAATGGTCGGCATAATAACTCGCCATTGCTCTTCAGTTAGTCCTTCTGCTTCCTCTATCCATAGCACTTCAATTCCAGTCATCCCCTTTATTTCGTTTAGGTTTCTGTTAATCCCCAAAAAGGTAAAATTAGACCCCGTTGTTTTATGGCGTATCTCGTTAGCAATCACCACAAATTCATCCATCAGCCCTGCTATCTCGATACACTCCACAATAGTAGACATTACCGAATCAGATAACCTATTTTGAAACTGGCGTACACATAGAAACTTAACTGAATACGTTGCGGCTAGATAAACGCAGAACCCAGCCGTATGATAAGTCTTTCCACTGGCACGTCCACCATGCAGTACATAGTAACGGTAGTCGGGTGATTCATAAAACCCTTCTAGGTTGGGGTTTAGGATTGGTTTAGGCATTGGGGTTACTCATTGGTTTGCTTATTGGTTTAGGCATTAGGGAACCTCCTTTTAGCAGCCCTTTATACTGTATGCTGGTATCCTCGTAAGCATATATAACAGGATTTAAATCAGGTTTTTGTGGAAAGAAATCGTTAATCATTACTTGATCCCATCGGACGAATCATAGTTTCAATAAACGCAATTTCTTCTTCAGTTAAGTCATATTTGCCATAAAGTTTTTCATCAGTCCATTCAATTTGAAAATCTTGAATAGGTATCAAATTAAATGTTGATTGAGATAAATTTTTCTGAATTCTATTAAAAAACAAAAGTGCCCTATAAAACTTTGTTTTTGTATATGCCAAACAATTTTGAGCTTCTTTTTTGCTTTCAAAAGACCCAATCATTAAAAAAGTCTCAGTACATACTTCATTGGGCAACCCTAAAATTATCGCAGGTGGAAGTGTTGAAGTGGTTGAGTAAGCATATGATTGAAACAGCTTATA